GGTGATTCGGACCGAGCAGCTGAAGTTGCCTTCGCCCTCGGGGAGGTCGTTAGGGGAGCGGGCGGACTCGCATAGGACCACGGCCTTAGGCAGGGTCTGGGTCGCGGCGCTGTCGCCAGTCAGGAAGGACACGGTGGTCAGCCCGGTCTGGGTGGACAGGTAGGTGGCCAAGGTGGCCTCCACGATATGCCTAATGCTCTTCGTACCCATTGTACCTTTGCCCGCTTTGGGAGGTTAGACCTTATTCCGACGCTTCATGCGCTCGATGTAGCCTTTGAGGTCGCTGGCCATCTGCGTCTCGCGGTTAGCCAGGGCAAGGTTCAGGGCGTTGGCCTCGCTGGCAATGGAGTTCACATTGCCCATAAGGTTGCCGATGGTAATCATGTATTCCTTGCCCGTCTCGACGACGCGGGAGTAGCCGCCAGCCCCTGCGTGCCGGGCGATGTAGGTCGCCTTACGAAGGTCGGCGCCGAAGTTCCTAGGGCCGTTCTTGCCCGATGGCATAGGCAGGGTAAGCAGAGCTCGCAGCCAGCCAGCCTTTACGCGACCTACCTCGACCTGGCGGGTAGCCACGTAATCATCCAATGCCTTCTTGCTTTCGACGAGCTGACGCGGTTGGCCGATGCGCTGATTCCTTTTGATGCGTCCGCCGAACTTGCCCTTGATGGCGTGGTGCTCGGCCTTGATGTTGGTGACTGCGTTAAATCCGTAGGTGTTCGAGTTAACCGGAACTCGGGCGAGGTAGTTCTTAGCCTTCAGAAATGCCCGGTCATAGTTCGGGTCATTAAGGATTCGCGTCATGATCGGCGAGATGCTCAAGGACTCCAGGCTGGATTTGCGGACAATCTTGTCAAAGGCCGCGCGATTGTTGGTCTGCGTGGCGTGGGAAAGGCTGCGGAAGACGATTGCCTTCTGGCTGTTCGGGTTGCGGTCACCGATGGCGATGAACATCTTCCGCGTGTCCCCGGCGATGGCGTCATTGCCCGCCGTCTCGGCCTTCTTGCTCAGGCCACCGCCACCGCCCTTGACCAGGGGAGGCGTGAAGCGGGCCATGTCTTCGCAGATTAGGGCGGCCTGCTTCTTGGCCGTGTCCTTCTCGGCGGTGCCCGTCTCAGCTGAGAGGCGCCGCAAGGTGGCCATGAAGTCATTCATGGACTTAGGCTTTACGGTAACAGTGACCACGGCGGGTTACTGGTTGTCGTCGATGACGACCAGCGTCACCCACGCGGAACCGGGCTTGTAGGTCTGGGTCGTGATGCGGACGGTCTTCCCGCCGGCCACGATCTTCTTGCCCTGGGCTAGGGACGGGATGACGGCACCCGAGGCGATGATGGCCGCCGATGCCCCAGTAGACCCGTCTGGCTGGCTCCAGGAGGCCGTTACAGCGGGGAGCCTGACCGAGTACTGGGTCCGCTCCATATACCCCCCTGATTCGAGCACCGTGGCGACCGCAGGGTCGGAGATGAGGCAGGAGAAGGTGATGGCCCCGGAGTTGGCCGACCCGGCCACGCCGAAGTCCGCGATCATCTCCTTCGCGTCAGCCAGAAACTCAGAGTAGAGGCTCATCTGTACTTGCCCGCTTTGGTAGGGCACAAAAAAAGACCCCCATCGCTGGGGGTCTTGTCTGTCGTCTCTTGGCCGCTATTAGGCGGTCTTGAGGCGGTGCAGGGAGGTCGCGCGACCGACAGCGGCACCGAAGAGCAGCGTGGCGGTGACGTTGTAGTAGCCGCTCTGCTCCTGGCCCATGAGGACCTGGACGCCGAGGCCGGTGTCGGCGTCGACAGCGTTGGCGACTTCGAAGCCCGGGATTTCGGACATCGGGAGAGCCGAGGCGACGGCGATGGCGTCAGCGCCGCAGGCGAAGCCAGCGAGGTTTTCGCTGTTCGTCGGGAGGCTGTTCCACTGGTAGACGGCGGCACCAGCGAGGGTACCGATCTGGCCGGAGGTCAGGATGCCGGCACCGAGGACGGAGTTGCCGATGATGGTGGCGTCCGAGAGGAGGCCGTTCGCGTAGGTCGGGTTCAGGATGAACGCGCGGGGCTCAGCGGCCTTGGCGGCGTCGAGCACGCCCTTGGCGGTCACGACTTCGGCGTAGGTCAGCGCGGCGCCGGTGTCGACGTTGGACGAGTAGTTGGCGTTCGTGATGAGGGCGCCGATTTCGGCGAGGCACTTTTCGGCGAGGGCGTTGGCGGCGGTCGGGACGAAGGCGTTCGAGAGGAACTGAGCGCCGTACATCTTGACGTCGAGGGGCGAGAAGCGGGACGAGACCTTGAAGTGCTTCAGGGTGACGTTCGCGGCGGTGATGGTCGCGTCGTCCTGGGTGAGGTAGCCGCCGGTGGAGAACTCGGTGGCGGTGGAGGTGCCGATCAGGGGGACCTGAACGGTCTTGCCGGCGCCAGACTCAGCGGCGGTGAAGACGCTGGAGAAGGCGCGGAGCGCGGGGAGCTTGCCCTTGAGGGAAGCGATAACCGACTCGGCCAGGATGGACGGAGCGGCGACGATGGAGTTAGCCATGTGTGTTTATTGGGTGAGGGTTAGGGGGAAATTAGAGAGCAGCCTTGATGATGGCGTGCTTGTGGGTCGCGAAGTATTCGTTGCGCTCCTTGGAGCCGACCGGGAGGGACATGAAGACCGCGAGATGGTCGACGGCCTCGGCGGACGGCTTGGCGTCGGCAGGGCTGATTTCGACCGGGGAGACGCCGACGGAGGCCACGATCTTGGCGGCTTCCTTGGAGGCGTTGACCTTGCTGGCTTCGAGGTCGGCGACCATCGCCTTGAAGCCTTCGACTTCCTTGGCGGCCACTTCGAGGGCGGCGGTCAGTTCGGCGAGCTTGGCGTCCTTGGACGCGGCTTCGACCTTGAGGGACTCGAGCTCGGAGGCGGCGCCCACGGTGAGTTTCTCGACGGTGGCACGGAGGTCGTCGCGCTCGGCGGTGACGCCCGAGATGGCGGCGGTGGCTTCGAGGAGCTGTTCTTCGATGGTCATCTTGATATTGCGAAGGTTGGAATTAGAACGAGCGCAGGGCGTCGTTGAAGGAGTCGGCCAGCCCGGTCACTAAGCCCTGGGCGGCGGCCTGCTTGCCGGAGAAGACTTGGCCTTCCATGGCTTCGGCCTTCACCATCTTGCGCTTCATGTTCACGGCTTCCTTGAACTCGGCGTGGATCGTGTCGACGCCTTCCTGAAGGTTGCTCATCTGGCCTTCGTCGAGGCTCGTGCCTTCGATGCCGGCGCCCTTGAACTTGCCGGACTTGATGACGACCATCTTGATGCCCTGCATCTTGGCGGCTTCGGAGTAGTCAGGGATAGCCATGTAGACGCCGATGGAGCCGACGGTGGACGAGGGGGAGGCCACGACGCGGTCGGCAGCGGAGCCAATCCAATAGGCGGCGGACGCCATCTCGGAGTCGGTGTAGGCGAGGGTCGGCTTGCTCAGGTTGCGGACCTTGTTGGCGAGTTCTTCGACGCCCGTGACCGTGCCGCCAGGGGAGGAGATTTGCAGGGCGACCTTCTCGACCTCGGGGTTCGCGGCGAACGCGTCGAGGGCTTCGGAGATTTCGTTCACGTCCGCGGCGCCCATCATCTTCTCGAGCGGAGACAGGCCCTTGCCGATGACGCCGACGACCGGGATGATGCCGATGCCGTCGACCACGTAGGGCTTGGGGGCGACGCCGAAGAGCTGAGAGAGCATCTCCGTGAAGCCGAACTTCTCGGCGAGGACGGCGTGGTCCTTGGCCTTGGTCGGGTCGATGAGGAGGGGCTCGCGGCCCGACAGTCCGTTGGTGAGGAAACGCATGGGGAAATTAGGAGTTGGGTTCGTCTTCGGATTCGGGCTCTTCCATCGAGGCCGGCTCGTCTTCGGCTTCCGGGCCTTCCGGTCGCGCCACAGAATCACAACGCAGGCGAGGCCACCGGCCCACAACATCACATCCCAAATCGACATAGAACCTCCTCAGCCGCCTCGAGCGGCGATGTATTCATCGAACAACCCAATCGCCTCATGAACGGCGTTCAAGAGGCGGCAATGGCGTTCAGTGACGCGGCGAGAGGTACCTTCAAAGACCAACCGGAGAGTACGGCGGTCTATGACGTGGTAACGAAGGCGGGCACGACGACCCACGATAACGGGGCGCACGGTGTACCTCTCGCCGCAGGAAGGCATGGTTACTTGCCCGCCGGGGCAGGCTTGCCGCCTTCGAGCGCGGCATTGATGACGGAATAGAGGGAGAAGCGGCGAGGCGTGCCCTTCACGCCTTCGAGAATGACGCGGGTGTCACCCTTGGTCGTAGCGGCCACCCGCAAATCGAGCTCCAGGAGAATCGGATAGCCGGACTCCGGGAAGTAGCTCTGCAGGCTCGCCGGCACGCGCACCTTCAACACCTCCACATACTTGGCGTCGAGCTTCTCCTCCTCCGTCGCCGGCAAAAACTGGATGTTGTCCCAGACGATTCGCTCACCCGAGTCCTTGGAGATCATGTCCCCGTTCGACCTCGACAACACGAGGCCCCGCGCTGTGAATTTCACGCTCAACTCCTTTCAGTTGCCCCGAGTCCACGAGGCTGGCTATTGCTGAAACGACGCGACGGTCACCCTTGAGGGTGCACACCCCGTGCTCGTTGTCTGCCATGGGTACGCGGTTGATGGAAACCGCAGTGAGGATGAGGCCCGCAGCGGCCGCCATGAGGACGCCATACACGGGCTTACGCTTGACGACGGAGACCACGGCTGAGGTGGTCGCCACCGCGAACTCGGCGAAGCTCGACCACTCCCGAAGCGGCGCGAGCTTGCTCTGGTTCTTGGAGGCGCGGTCTGGACGCCTGGGCAGAAGGCGCAGCCACTTCGTCACGAGGTAACGCCACAAGGCTATGACCTGGGCGGTGTCCAAGGTGCCCTTGGAAATGGCGGAAAAGTCACAGGCTTCCTCGGCCTCGGCGAAAATTTCCGCGACCAGGTCATCATCCGGAAGCTGCGGTTCCATGCGCTCCGCCGCACGGCGGAACATCTCGCCGCGCAACTGGAACTCCAGGCGATACCAAGGCTCGGCATCGTCGGCAAGGCCCTGCTCGCGGCGCTTGTCGTAGATGCGGCAGTAGCAGCTTTTTCTCTTCCAGCACGCGC